AATCGCCTCATCGCTCATCTTCAGCGTCTCGACCAGTTGCGCATCCACCGCGGTCGTCTGGATCGGCTGCGCCTTCAGCCCGTGCGTCGCGAACATCGTGTTGCCGGCATTCGCGCCCGACGAGCGCTCCATCCACTTGCTGCGGATGGTTTCGATTTCCTCGGTCTTTAGCGGCAAGTCGGTTTGCAGAATAAACGAGGGCCGCGACTGGTTAAGGTAGAACGCAATCTGCTGTCGCAAGGCGGCGTTGTTAACCGCGAGAGCAGGCGCCGCGGCCAGGATCGGGCTTTCGCCTTTCAGTTCATGGCGCGGTGTGTGCAACCGCACATGCAACACCTCGCGGGCCGGCACGCCTTGCGTCAGGTCGAGCCGCCGCTCGATCACTTCGTTGCCAGACAACGAATAGTAAATGCTGCCGTCCTCGGCGATGCCCGCCGCGCCGGTTCGCATCAGGTGCAGTTCGGCGATCTCGGCCCGGTCGTTCCGCACCGCGACGGCATAGGCGTTGCCGTGCTCGTACAGCCGCCGCGTCAAGTTCAGCAGGAAATCGGAGATCGACTGATAATCGTTCGGCCGGCGCATGATGCGAGACAGCGCCGAGTTGGTGACGCGCTCCCGGCCGCCGTTGTCGAGCCGGCGCCAGTGGTCGCCGCTGCACATCGGCACGGTCTGCGCATAGGCCGAAATGCAGGCTTCCAGCATCGCCGAGCGCGACGGGTAGGGCTGCACGTTCGCGCCCGTCTGCCAGTAGTTCCACGGACTGCCGGCCGGCAACCAACCGTCCGAGAGCATATACGGGCCCGGCCTATAGGCCCCCTCAGGTGCCGCCGCCGGCCAGCCCAAAATGCGGGTGAGCCAGTTCGCCATTCAGGGCGTGCCCCAATAGCCTTTTTGGTTCCGCTGCAACGCCGCCAGTTCAGTCGCCGACCGGGCGTAATTGTCCCAAAAGAGTGCCTCTGTCTGGTCGCAGGTCGTGGTGTTGGCGCCGCCGATGGTCGGGGTTCCGGCTATGGCGTTGCCGGTTGCCGTCCCGGTGGCTTCGGCGCCGTCGATGCTCAAAATGGTGGACGTGCCGTTCAGAACTCCCTGCGCGGCATGCCACGCCGTATCACTCGCCGCAAAGCCGGCGTTGCCGCTGACGCCCCCACCCACCTGCCAGGTGTTTGCCCCACCGGCCGCCTGCAATCGGTTGGTGCCGGCGCCGCCTGTGCGAAACCACTGGCAACTGCCGATGCCGACGCTGCGGTTGCCAACCACGCTAAAGCTCATGATGCCGGTCGCTGTGGTATAACTGGCAGCTTGCATGAAATGCGACCCCGCCGTCATCCGCATGCAGGGATTGCCGCCGATGCAGTTTGGTTGGTAGAGCGGTTGATTGGCAGCGGTTGCCTGCACCAGATCCCGGCTATTGCCACTCTGGTCGAATACCGTTTGGACGGTGCATGCCGTCGTGCAAAATGCCGTAGCCGCCGCTATGTCAAAATTATTCCCAACAAAACCAATATCCAGCGTCGTTGTGTCAACCCGACGTAGTTTCACCGCGCTGCCTGCGTAAGCAGAGCGCAGTTTTCGGAAAGAAAACGCCGCCGTGGACGCGCTAACGACACTTTCGAGAACCACGCCAGGCACGATCCGGTGCGCCTTGTAGGGTGCGTGCATCCGCGCCTCAGCGGCGGCCGGCGCCGACAGCAGCAGCCCGCAGAGCAGAAGGCGCATCAGAGCCCGGTGCCCGCCGTCAGGTAGAGCGTGGCGGTGCCGATGCTGGTGATGCCGGCAATGTGCGTCTGGTTGCAGCCGAGTATTTCCACTGAGCCCGGCGCAACCGGCAGGCCGGCGGCAACCGTGGCGACAACCGTCACGTCACCACAAGCAACAAAAACGGTGCCCGAGCTGGTGTTATAGATACGCACGGCCTGCGTGCTGCCCGCCGTGGTCTGGATTTGCACCCGGCCGGTCGTCGCGGTCGCCGCCAACGTCACCGTGGCAGCGCCGTCCCAGCGGAATGCCTGCTGCGCGCCAGCCGCGGCCGGCACCAGCAACAGCACCGCCGTCAGTAGCGCCCGAATGATCATCGCGTGGTGTATCCCGCGCCCGAGGCGGCCGGCTTCACGTCGCGGGCCTGCCTTTCCTCACGGGCCCGCTTTTCGTCACGGGCCTGCGCGTCGCCCTCCAGAGACTCGCCCGACTTCAGCGCATCGGCTTCGGCCTGCGTCGGCGTCGGCTGTTCTGGCGGCGAGGAAACCCGCTCGGCAATCTGCCGGTCGGTTTCCTCTTTGAATGCCTTGTCGTCCAGCCGCCGCTCGGCTTCCGGCGTGGCAGCGGGTGTCGCCGCGGTGCGGCGGGCCGGCTGTTGCGTGCTCTCCATCATTTCCTCCGTGTTTCGGATTCGGTGCTGCTCGCCGCGGCAACCGCCACGGCATTGGATGGTGGCGCCGCCGTGCTGCCGGCGTCGTTCGTCGCGGTGACGACACAGGTAATCGAGTGCCCGGCATCGCTCACCGCCACGACGTAGCTGCTGTCGGTGCCGGTCACATCCGCGCCGTCGCTTTTCCATGCGTAGGAATAGCCGGTCGGCTCGCCGTCCCAGTTGCCCATTGTGCAGTTGAGCGTGGCGCCCACCGTGCCGTCGCCGCCGAGATAGGGCACGTCCACATTTCGCGGCGCCGCCAGCGGCCCAACCTCCTCGCCGGCCGTCCGTTCCTTGATGGCGTCAGCCCGCGCCTGTGTCGGCTGCGGCACATTCGGCGCCTCGGCCTCCTCGCGCGGCTGCCGCGGCACCGTCCGTTCCGGCGGTTTGCTTTCCATCTCTCACCCATGAAAAAGGCGGGGCCCGAAGCCCCGCCAGGTAGGTTGCCGCAAGGTGCTTTAGGCCCAGTTCACGCCGCTGCCGATGAACTGAACCATTCCGGTTCTAACCATCGCCCAGTTGACATTGGCCAGCATCCTGATCGCGATTTGGGCAGTCTGAAACATGCTCTGCGTCGGTGTCGCCAGCACGCCGGAGCCTTGCGCACCCGTCGCGATGTTCAGCGGCGTAGTATCTTCGAGATGGATCGTTGCCACTTCACTGACGTCGAACTCGGGCGCGCCGCTCACACTTACGAAATCCGCCGCATCGATCATGTAGACTGCGCCCGCCGCGATGCTGGTCGATGCTATCACCGCGAACATGTCGGTGAACTGCGTGCTCCAGCCGAACGGCGCGCCAGCCGGGCCCGGCGCAAACACCAACTGGTTGCGTTGCGCCGGGTTCATCAGAAATGCCAGCTTGCGGCCGGCATTCGCCGCATAAAACGGCGCCGTGAGCTTGTTCAAGTCGCCCAAGAACGCCGCATAGCCGCCCCCCGCCGTCGCGGTGAGCGTTGACACACCGTTCGTCAGGCCCGCCGGGCGGGTGCTGCCGCTGCCGCCGCCAGCCACGTTGTCCAGCAGCAACGCATCGATGTTGATCTGCGTGTCGTTGACGATGCTGCTGCGGATCAGCGACTCGATGTCCGGGTTGCTGTAAGCCGCGATCTCGCGGCTGAACACCGAGATCGCGCCCACCTTGTGCGGGTAAAGCGTGATGCTCGTCGTTCCCAAGCGACGCACCGGAATGGGCGCCGATTCTGCCACGAAGCTGCCGCCGATGCTCGGCGTCGTGGCGCGCGACGGAACCTTAATCGCGCCGCCGTTCGGCCCGAAGTTCAGCGCCGTGCCCATTGCCGCGAGCTTCGGGAACACCTGGTTCGGCAGCAGGCTGTCAATGAACTGGCCCTGCGCCAATTGCACCAGTTCCGCGGCCCAGCCGGTTGTCGTCGTGGTCGCCCCGGCAATCGCCGCGCGAGTGACCATCGCCGTGTGCTCGTCGTCAGGGAAGCGCTGCGCCAACACCGCATCCAGCGGCTGTTTCAGGGCTTCGGCAACAAAGCGTGCGACGACGTAGTTCGCGTACAGGTCGCCGGGCGTGCGCTCCTTGCCCGGCAGCCCGAGCGGCCGGCGGTTGACAGCCGGCGCCGCCAGCGGCGGCAACACCTCCTGCTGAACCTGCTGCACGGCGCGGATCGCCAACGCCTGCTCGGTGCCCTTCAGCGACCGTAGCCGCCGCTCCTGTTCGTCAATCTCGGCCTTTAGCCCATCGGCGATGTCCGGGTCGTGTTCCGGGTCGCGGGTGTGCTCGAACAGTTTGTCGCGCGCCGCGTTCAAGCGGTGCTGACGGTCCTCGATCTGCTGACTGATGGTAAGTTGCTCTGGCATTGGGGTTGCCCTCGAATGGGGCTGCGTCACGGCAGGCGTGCCGGTTGTCACCGTTCCCCGCCCAATTGCGGCCGGCGGGCCGAAGGCAAGGGTTATGGTGTCGTCGCTGATCCCGAGAGATCGGGCCAGTTGCAGTGCCGAAGGATTGGCCGGCACCGATACAATCGATGTTTCGAGCAGTTCCTGCC